ATGTACAATCCCGTCACCGCGTCCCTAGACGCATCCCAGGCCCAAACCCGCGACGTCACTGCCACCCCGGAATACCGCAGCGCGTTCTACAAGTCCCTGTTAGGGCAAGACCTGACCGACCCCGAAAGCCGCGCCTTGACCGCCGCCCGTGCCGAACACCGCGCCGACGCGTTCAACACCCTGTCCGGCAGCGCGTCGGTTGTCCCCGCGCAGACCCTGGGTGAGATTATCAGCCAAAGGCATACCCAAAGCGGATTATGGGGTGAAATCCGGCTTTTCAACATCCCCGCAAACCTGGCAATCCCCATCGGCACACCCACCGACCCGGCGCAATGGCACGTCGAGGGCAGCGCGGTTGACCGCAAAAACATCACGACGACCGCCGTCACGTTTTCGGCCTATGAGCTTATCAAGATTCTGTCCATGTCGGCGGCGGCGCGGCGCATGACCATTTCGGCCTTTGAAAATTACGTCACCGCCGAACTGAAAGCAAGCATCGTCGACGCGCTGGGCCTGGCTATCGTGTCCGGCACGGGCGTGGGGCAACCCCAGGGCCTGTTGACGGGCATCACCTGGAACGCGGCGAACAGCATCACCCCGGCGGCTATCACGGGGGACAATCTCTTGCAGGCCGTCGCCAAGCTGAACCCGGCCTTTGTGGGCGGCGCGAAATTCTCCATGAGCACCGCGACGCTATTCAACAGCGTGTACCCGCTCAAAGACAACAACGGGGCGTATATCTTCACCGACACCGAAAAGGGCGGGCAGCACAGGCTTTTCGGCTTTCAGATTGTGCTTGACGACAACTTGCCCGCCGGGGTTATCCTGTTCGGCAACTTTCGCTATTTTGGTGTGAACGTGCCCCAGGGAATTGCCGTCGAGGTGTCGCGAGAAAGCGGCTTTACGTCCGGCCTGATTGACTACCGCGCCCTGTGCATCGCGGACGGCAAGCCCATTTTGCCCGCCGCGTTCGTGAAAATCGAGGTGCAGTGATGAAGCGACCGCCCTTTATTCTGGACATAGGCGAAGCGTTAGACGCGCTTCGCCTGGACAACACGGCTGACAACATCGACATTGTGTATAACCTGCTGGACGCCGTGCCGGGCTATCTGGCGCACACCGTGGGCCTTGCGCCGCCCTACAGCCCCCTTGCGAAAACGGCGGCAAAGTTTATCCTGCAACAGTGGTATTACGGCGAAAGCGCGGACACGGTGAAGCTGCAACGCGTTATTGACAGCCTGCTAAAAGCCCTGTCCGCTGAAAGGAAACATCGCAAATGATGCAGGAACAATTCTATCATTCCACGGCGTGGAAACGACTGGCGCGGGCTTTCCTATCCAGCAAGAATTACCTTTGCGAGTTATGCGGCAAGCCCGCCGCCATCGTGCACCACATCCGACACATTACGCAGTCGAACCTGGGCGACCGGAAATCACGCTCAACGCCGACAATCTGCAAGCCGTCTGTTTGGAATGCCATAACACCATACATTACGGCACGGGCGGGGCGATAGTCCGGGGGCTTGCGTTCGACGAAAACGGAGATTTACGAAAGGGGTAGTATTATGACTTACAAAGAAATAGCGCGGGGGTTAGAGGACGACAGGCGGCGCGCGCTTGCCCTTGACCTTGCGGAAAAGCTGGATTTGCTCAACCTGTGCATGAAAGCCGCCGAAATCGATCGGCACTATCAGGCCAATATGCGTCTGTTCCTTGCGGCACAAAAGCAGTTTGCCGCCCTGTTGCCGCCCCAGGTGACGACGACAACGCTTGACGCGCTCACGGCGTTTAATACGGGGGTGTGAGCATGAACTATATCGAGGAATACCACAACGCTATACAGCGCGGGGAAATCAACGCTTGCCGCCGCGTCCGCGCTGTATACGCGCGGCTTGCTAACGACATAGGCAGGCCCGGCAAATATGTCTTTGACATCAATAAGGCGACCCGGCCCATTGCCTTTATAGAGCAATTCTGCAAGCACAGCAAGGGCGAATGGGCGGGGCAGGCCGTCCGGCTGGAGCTATTTCAAAAGGCGTTCATTCAGGCCCTGTTCGGCTTTGTGGACAAAGATACGGGCTTGCGCCGATACCGTGAAGCGTTCTTTTTAGTCGGGCGCAAAAACGGCAAGTCAACCCTGCTGGCGGGCCTGGCCCTGTATATGCTCACGTCCGACGGCGAGGGCGGGGCCGAGTGTTACACCGCCGCGACGAAATACGCGCAGGCCCGCTTGATTTTCGATGAAGTCCACAATATGATACGGCAAAACCCGGACTTGTCGCGGCATTTCCGCAAGCGCAAGAATGACCTGTATTTCGCGCCGTCCATGTCGGTATTCAAACCCCTGGCCCGCAACAGCGACACGCTGGACGGCCTGAACGCGTCCTTTGTGTGCCTTGACGAGCTGCACGGCGTGAGGGACCGCAATCTATATGAAGTCCTGAAGCAATCGCAGTCGGCGCGGCGGCAACCGCTGTTTGTATGCATTACCACGGCAGGCACGACCCGCGAAAATATCTTTGACGACCTTTACAACCACGCTTGCGGCGTCGCGGACGGGGCGTTGTCTGACCCGCAGTTTTTGCCTATCCTCTACGAACTGGATAAGCGCGACGAATGGACCGACCCGGCGGCATGGGTGAAAGCAAACCCGGCCCTATGCGCCATCAAAAAACTTGACGACCTGACCGCCAAAGTGGAACGCGCCAAGCAGGAGCCGCACGAATTGTCGGGCGTGTTGTGCAAAGAATTTAATATCCGCGAAACGGTAAAAACGGCGTGGCTATCCTTTACTGACATCGACAACCCCGCCACCTTTGACCTTGCCGATTTTCGCGGCGCGTACTGCATCGGCGGCGTTGACTTGTCCATTACGACAGATTTAACTTGCGCGTCATTGCTTTTCATGCGGCGCGGTGACGACAGAAAATACATAACGCAAATGTATTTCTTACCCGCCGACAACCTGCAAGAGCGTGTGCACCAAGACAAAATCCCCTATGACAAATGGTTTGACCGGGGGCTTTTGCGCCTGTGCACAGGCAATTCCATCAATTACAGCGACGTCACGCAATGGTTTGTCGATACTGTCCGCGACTATGAATTGTCCCCGGCGTGGGTGTACTATGATTCATACAGCGCACGTTATTTTGTCGAAGAAATGCAAATGCAGGGCTTTACTATGGTGAGATGCATCCAGGGGGCGAAAACCCTGTCCCTGCCTATGCAAATGCTGGGGCAGGACTTGAAAGCGCACCGGGTGATTTACAACAATAACCCAATTTTAAAATGGTGTCTAACAAACACGGGCATCCAGACCGACCGCAACGGGAATATTGTACCCGTTAAAAACCAAAGCCCGCGCCAAAGGATAGACGGCACGGCGGCTTTGTTGGATTGCTATGTGGGGCTTTACGAACATTACAATGAATTCACGGGGGCGATATGATGAAGCTGAAAGACAAGAAAATAGAGCTTTTGCGAGCGGACTACACGAAAGACGCGGAGGGGTTTTCGGCTGAAACGCTGGTCCCCATCGCGCCGCCCGTGTGGGCCTATTTCCGGCATTTGTCGGGCAAGGAAATCTATGCGGCTATGACCGTGCAGGCCGTTGAGGAAGTGCAGTTTGTTATTAACTGGCGCAGGGACATCACGACAAGGCACGTTGTGCGCTATGGCGAGGTTCTCTATGACATTACACGGGTGGATACGTTCGAGGGGTATAGGGGGAATTTATCCTTGTATGCGAGGAGGCGTTAAGATATAGTTCTTCGTGTGCTCATAGCGGTTGTTTTTCTGCTACGAACGCTAATAAACTCTTTTTGTGAAGAAATAACTCCACTTCCACTTGAAAAACCATGGTTAGAACCCAAATTAGATGGAGCAGTTGAAGAAGGCGTAAACGCAAAATGATTTGGCTTTCTGTTCCCATTGGAGCGCAGGAATCTGTAAACTTCATTAGCAACATCATCGTGAGCACCGTCATGTGAAACCATTACAATAGGACTTGTGCTAACTTGAATAGCGCGGTTGTATTCCTTCCAGTCAATTAAGAGATGGAATTCATGCTTGGCCTTTCGAGAGAACAGCGGACAACTATAGAAATGAAAACTCGAAATTTGTTGCTTTTTTGCGGCTTCTACAAGGAATGTGACGGTCCTATCATTAAAATTGGTAAGCCGAACAAGCGTCCAGTAAACAGTATCAGAAATCCACTTAATGTAGGCTTTGGTTTCTGTTTCTGTAGCTGTCTTGGATATAGTCGTTGTGAATGTAGCCATATTCTCGCCGCCCTTTCATTCATAGATAAGACTTATCTAATTGAGCCAAAATACGTTCTTTAGCCTTTTTCAAGCAAATATCGTAACTAAAAGACATCTGCAAAATGGACTTTTTGCCAAGTTCATTTTGCTTGAATAATTGTGATGCAACCGTCCACTTGTACTGTTCGACCATCGAAATAATTGCATCATCTTGAACTTCAACCTTTAACGCGCTAAAAAACGATATAGGTAAAGGTTTGTATGCAACATTTGATGCATCCGCTTGTTGAATGCTTTTCGCATAAGACTGGCATGCGTGGTATAGCTGAAAGCATTCAGCACTGGAAAGGTGTGGCTTGAATATTGATTCTATTATGATAATTCTTTCGTCCTCATCTGGAATCCACTCAAATTTCCTCATTCGCCCTGCTCTCAAAAGGGGAGCATAAAGCTTGGTGAAATCGTTTCCTGTAAAAATGATAGGCACAGGTATAGTCGTCACATTACTCACAGGGCTATCGTTGAGGCTGACTTTAATCAATTCCCTTGCATCAATGGAAAGTTTACTTGTTTCAACCTCCATAGGGCTGTTCTTTCCGCAAAGGTGCATTAGTTCGCCTGTAATGAACTGTGTGTTAACCGTGTATTGGGTAAGTCCTCCCCACTGTCCAATCGCTGCATCAATATCGTCACATATCAGAACATATGGTTTCCCCCTGTGCTGTGAAAAAATTGATGCCTCTGCGTATTTTGCGCGGAGCTTTTTGCTGCATTCTGCTTCTTGACTACTGCCAAAATCGCTAGTTGAAAGAGCTATATACTCCCATCCTAAACTCTTAATCGCCTCTTGAGCATTGACAGTTTTTCCATCGCCAGGAGGCCCTTCAATACCCAAAATCAGCGGAGCATCAGGGATGGTATGAGGCCATGTACAATGTATTAAATGAAGTTGAATCTCTCGCAAAAAGCGTTGAGGAACCGTGATCATTTATATGTCCCCCTGTTCTCTTATCCTTGCTTCCCGCTCTGCAATTGCCTCTTGTATGATTAACTGCACTTTTTCGGATGCGGGAGGATGTCTATAACCAATCCCTACATCGTTCGCACGCTTTTTCAATACATCTAATGGCCACAAAACATTTGGTTGCAAAGGAGTATTAGTAGTACCAGTATCCTTGATTTGTCCAAGTTGCGAACGAATTTCATCCAAAGCCTCTTTTGTTTTTTTGATGTCAAGATAATTCCCTTTGCCTTCAGTTTGGGTAAGCTGAAAGTCTGCAAATATCCCTAAAAGAAAGACGAGAATCATCTGAATATTATTGGCGTTATTCTCGATTTTTTCTTTTAGTAAAGCGCGACTGATTGCTTTTTCCAAATCATCTTCAGTGTATTTTTTCTTTCCTCTATTGACTATGGGTGGCAAGCCATGGGTCAAGAAAAGTTCAATCGCTTTAAGAGCAATATCAATTATGTTCACCGATGTCATCAACCCTTTCCGAATGATAATCAATGTACTACCATCGCAGTATAACACAACCCATGATGAAAAGCAATCCTTATTTTTACAAAATTTTTCACGTTAAAGCGACCTTCGACAAGAGCGCGCCGAGGAGAATTTCAGCGCGCCCGCAAGTATCGCTTGTTGTCGTTGTGTAAAGCGCAATGGCGGATTGTAGAATTGTTCAGCAAATAATCATCAATTAACTAATAAATAAACCGCTAACCCTTATGTATAGCGGTTTCATAGCGTTGCTGCTTATACACTGGCAGGAAAGAATTGTCCGGGACCTGTTCGGGATCGTGGATGCTGATGGCTACCGCCAATTCCGTGTGGCCTATGTGGAGATAGGCAAGAAGAACGGCAAGTCCGAGCTCGCTGCGGCAATTGCCCTTTATCTCCTGTTCGCGGACGGCGAGGCCGGGGCCGAGGTTTATTCCTGCGCCGCCGACATCAACCAGGCCAGTATCGTGTTCAACACGGCCCGCGCAATGGTGGAACAGAGCGGCGGCCTGAACAGCATCGCCAAAATCATCCCCTCCACCAAGCGCATCACATTCCCGCACACCAACAGCTTCTACCGGGTGCTTTCGAGCGAAACGAAATCCAAGCAGGGCTTCAACGTGTCAGGGCTAATTTTTGACGAGCTCTTTGCCCAGCAGACCCGCGAGCTCTTCGACACCATGACCAAGTACACTGGGGACGCGCGCCGCCAGCCCCTGTACTTCCTGATCACCACGGCGGGCCGGGATAAGACGAGTATCTGCTACGAAATCCACTGCAAGGCAAAGGCCGTGCTGGACGGCACGAAGATTGATCCCTCTTTTTATCCCGCTGTTTTTGGAATTGAAGAGGGCGACGACTGGCAGGACGAGACCGTGTGGCGGCGGGTGAACCCCTCCATCGGCGTGACCATCCCCTTCGAGGTGGTGCAGGCGGCCTACGAGCAGGCAGCGGAAAACCCTGCCGAGGAGATGCATTTCCGGCAGTTTCGCTTGAACGAGTGGTGCAACGCCGACGTGCGCTGGTTGCCCATGGACCGCTGGGATAAGTGCGGCGACCACCTGCGGTGGGACTCCCCGCCTTCGGCGCAAGAACTGCACGGCTTGCTGGAAGAGGAATTGGAGGGTCTGGATTGTTATGCCGGGCTTGATTTGTCCTCGACCACCGATTTGACGGCGCTGGTGCTGGTGTTCCCGCCTATCGGCGGCGATATCAAGTATACCGTGCTGCCGTATTTCTGGCTCCCGGAGGATGTCATTGACTTACGCTCCCGGCGTGACCACGTGCCCTACGCCGTCTGGAAAAAGGCCGGGGTGTTCGACACCACAGAAGGCAACGTCGTTGACTACGATTATATCGTTGCTTTCATCGCGAAGCTGGCCACGCGCTTCCGCATCCGGGAGATCGCCTACGACCGCTACGGGGCCGAAAAAATCCGGCGTGACCTGGAGGAGCTCGGCGCGGAGCACGCGTTTTCCGTTTTCCCCTTTGGGCAGGGATTTATTTCGATGTCGCCGCCAAGCAAGGATTTCTATCAGTTTGTGATGGAGGGCAAGATGCGCCACGGGCGGCACCCTGTCCTCGACTGGAACCTCGCCAATGTGATTGTCGACGAGGACCCCGCAGGCAACATCAAGCCCAACAAGCGCAGGTCGACAGAAAAAATAGACGGGGCCGTCGCGCTGATCATGGGCCTGGCGCGCGCCACGCTGCAGGCGGCCGTGCCCGCCGGGAGCGTCTATGACCGTGAAGAGAGGGGGATTTTGTGGCTCTGAACTTGAAATCGTTGTTTCGTTCGCGGGATCACCCGCGCAATCAGCTGGGAGGCGATGTGTCGTTTCCCTGGGGCGGCACGATCTCCGGCAAGGTGGTCAACGAGCAGACGGCCATGACCGTTACGGCTGTTTACGCCTGCGTGCGCATTTTGGCCGAAGCCATCGCGGGCCTGCCGCTGCATGTCTATCACTACAAGCCGGACGGCGGCAAGGAGCGAGATATATCCCATCCGCTGTTCCGTCTGCTCCACGATGCCCCCAACCCCGAGATGACCAGTTTTGTCTTTAGGGAAACCCTGATGGCGCACCTGTTGTTGCACGGCAACGCCTATGCGCAAATCATCCGGGACGGCCACGGCCGCGTGCTTGCGCTGTACCCGCTGCTGCCCGGCCGCATGCGGGTCAGCCGGGATAAGCGGACCGGGCAGATCGTCTACTCCTACACAAAGGACGAAGGCCCTGCGGTCCCCCTGTCCAAAGACGACGTCCTGCACATCCCCGGCCTGGGCTTCGACGGGCTGATCGGCTACTCACCCATCGCCATGGCCAAGAACTCAATCGGTATGGCCCTCGCCACAGAGGAGTACGGGGCTGCCTTTTTCGCCAACGGCGCCAACCCCGGAGGAGTTTTGGAGCACCCCGGCGTGATCAAGGATGTGCAGCGCGTCAAGGACAGCTGGAACGCGGGCTACCGGGGCAGCGGCAACGCCCATAAGATCGCCCTGCTGGAGGACGGCATGAAGTTCCATGCCATCGGCATCCCGCCCGAGCAGGCGCAGTTCCTCGAAACACGCAAATTTCAGATCACGGAAATCGCCCGGATTTTCAGGGTGCCGCCGCACATGCTGGCCGACCTGGAGCGCGCCACGTTCAGCAACATCGAACACCAATCCCTGGAGTTCGTGAAATATTGCCTGAACCCCTGGGTGGTCCGCTGGGAGCAGGCGCTCATGCAGGCCCTGCTGCTGCCGGGCGAAAAGGCCGGGTATTTCATCCGCTTCAACATGGAGGGCCTGCTACGCGGGGATTTCAAGAGCCGGACCGAGGGCTACGCCACCGGACGGCAGAACGGCTGGCTATCCGCCAACGACATCCGCGAACTGGAGGACATGAACCGTATCCCGGAGCTTGAGGGCGGCGATGCCTATCTCGTAAATGGGAATATGATCTCCATCACGACCGCCATGCGAAGCACGGGCTTGAGGAGGACCGCAAATGAGCCAGAAACAGAATGACCGCTGCGCCAAGTGCGGCGCGGAACTCACCACCCAGCGATTCCCCATCGGTTACGCCGTGGCCTGCCCGAAGGCCGAGTGCCGGGGCAACGGAGATGATCTGCGTTATCATCTCACGCCGGAGGCAGCCGAGAAATATTTCAAAGAGAGGAAAAACCCAAGTGAATAAAGCATTTTGGGCGTGGACGCGGGATGCCGGCAGCGGCGGCCGCGTCCTTTCCATTGACGGCGTGATCGCCGAGGAGTGCTGGTTTGACGACGATGTCACCCCCGCCGCCTTCCGCGCCGAGCTCTTCGCCGGCGACGGCGATGTCACGCTGTGGCTCAATAGCCCAGGCGGGGATTGCGTTGCCGCCAGCCAGATCTACGCCATGCTGATGGATTACCCCGGCAACGTCACCGTCAAGATCGACGGTCTGGCTGCCAGTGCCGCCAGCGTGATCGCGATGGCCGGTACGAAGGTGCTGATGGCGCCCACTGCCATGCTGATGGTGCATAATCCCCTGACTGTCGCCATCGGCGATTCGGAGGAAATGCAAAAGGCCATCGCCTTGTTGGGCGAGGTGAAGGAGAGCATCATCAACGCCTACGAGATCAAAACCGGCCTGTCCCGCACGAAGCTGTCCCACCTCATGGACGCGGAAACCTGGATGAACGCGAAAAAGGCCGTGGAGCTCGGCTTCGCGGACGGCCTGCTGGAGGACGAGAAACGGCAGGCCCCGGCTGAAACCTACGCCTTTTCCCGGCGCGCCGTAACAAATTGCCTGCTGGATAAGGTTCGGCCCAAGGTCCCCGGCGTGCCCCTGCAGTCGCTGGAGCAGCGGCTTTCATTAATATTACACTAAACGAAAGAAGAGGTCAACACACTATGAGCAAAATTTTGGAACTGCGCGAAAAGCGCGCCCGGCTGTGGCAGACGGCCAAGGATTTCCTCGACAGCAAGCGAGGGGCCGACGGCCTCGTCAGCGCCGAGGACGCGGCCACCTACGACAAGATGGAGGCCGACATGGTGGCCCTGGGCAAGGAGATCGAGCGCCTCGAGCGCCAGGCGGCCCACGACCGCGAACTCAGCAACGCCACCAGCAATCCCATCGTTGGCGCCCCCGGCGCGGGCGGCGGCGACCCGGAGAAAACAGGCAGGGCAAGCGTAGAATATGTAAAAGCGTTCTGGAACATGCTGCGCACCCGCGCCAACGAGGGCCTGGACCCCGTGGTCAAGAACGCCCTGCGTATCGGCAGCGACCCCGAAGGCGGCTATCTCGTCCCGGACGAGTTCGAGCGCCGCCTGATCGAAGCCCTGAAGGAGGAGAATATCTTCCGGCAGCTGGCCACGGTCATCAGCACCGCCAGCGGCGACCGCAAGATTCCCGTGGTTGCCAGCAAGGGCGAGGCGAGCTGGCTCGAAGAGGGCCAGGCGATCCCGGAAAGCGACGACAGCTTCGGTCAGGTGACCATCGGGGCCTACAAGCTCGGCACCCTGATCAAGATGTCGGAGGAACTCCTCAACGACAGCGCCTTCAGCCTGGAAGCCTACATAGTGAAGGAGTTCGCCCGGCGCACCGGCGCCCGCGAGGAGGAGGCGTTCCTGATCGGAGACGGCCTCAACAAGCCCACCGGCATTCTCGCCGCCACGGGCGGGGCGCAGCTTGGCGTGACAACGGCGGCGGTGGCCGCGCTCAAGCTGGACGAGGTGATCGACCTCTTCTACAGCCTGAAGGCTCCCTATCGCCGCAACGCCGCGTTCCTCATGAACGACAGCACGGTAAAGGAAATCCGCAAGCTGAAGGACAACAACGGCGTGTACCTGTGGGCGCCCTCCATCAAGGAGGCCACCCCGGATACCATCCTCAACCGCCCGCTGTACACCAGTTCCTTCATGCCCGGCATCGAAGCCGCCGCAAAAACCATCCTGTTCGGCGATTTCGCTTACTATTGGGTGGCCGACCGCCAGGGCAGGATGTTCCGGCGCTTGAACGAGCTCTTCGCGGTCACGGGGCAGGTGGGCTTCATCGCCACCCAGCGCGTGGACGGCAAGCTGATCCTCCCGGAGGCCGTGAAATACCTGGCCCAGAAGGCGTAGCAAAGGCGGTGCTCATGAAAAAGCCGGAACTGCACGTGCTACTGCTCTCAAGAGTAAAGGCGAACTTAATTCTGGAACACGGCGCGGATGATGACCTCTTGCTGGGTTTCATCCGCGCCGCCATCAACTATGCCGAGTCATTTCAGCACCGCCCGGCTGGACACTACAACAAGAACGTGCTGCCCCCCACGACAGAACAGGCTATTTTGATGCTGTCCAGTCATTTTTACGAATCCCGCGACGGTAGCACGGCGGGCTTCTTTGGGGATAACGTGCAGGCCGGGCAGCAGATCTGGAACACGGTTAATATGCTTTTGCGGCTCGACAGAGATTGGAGCGTGATCTAAATGGAGTACAAACATACCCCGGAGGACTTGAAAATCATGCAGGCGTGGCCCCTGGAACGCAAGGTGCAGGTCACGCAGACACGGATCATGGAATGGTATCTGCGTTGGGGCGGGCAGGTCTTTATCTCATTTTCAGGGGGAAAAGATAGCACCCTGCTTTTAGACCTGGCGCGGCGCTGCTATCCTGACATTGAGGCCGTCTATGTTGACACGGGCCTCGAATTCCCGGAGGTGCGCTCCTTCTCGCTGTCAAAAGAAAACGTGACCGTACTTCGCCCGGCAATGCGCTTTGACGAGGTGGTGCGCACCCACGGTTGGTGCTACCCCTCGAAGGACGTGGCGCGGACGCTGCGCTATGCGCAAAAGGGCAGCGGTTGGGCGCTTGAGCGGCTGGCGGGGATCAATGCGGACGGCACCCCCAGCAAGTTTCGCCGATCGCATTACAGCCAGTGGGCCTACCTGAAAGACGGCCCGGTGCAGATCTCCGACGCCTGCTGTGAAATCATGAAGGAACGGCCCCTGGACGCCTACGCGAAGAAAACCGGCAAGCACAGCATTGTCGGCACAATGGCAGCCGAGAGCCACCGGCGCAAGCAGGCGTGGCTGCGCACCGGCTGCAACATTTTTGATTCCAAGCGCCCGGTATCGAAGCCGCTCTCCTTTTGGACGGAGCAGGACGTCCTGGAATATTTGCGGCACTTCAACATTCCATACGCCAGTGTCTACGGCGAGATCGCCGAGGATAAAACCGGCAAGCTATCCACTACCGGCGAGAAGCGCACGGGCTGCATTTTCTGCCCGGTGGGCTGCCACCTTGACAAAGTCAACCGCTTCCAGCGCCTGGCCGTCACGCACCCGAAGCTGCACGACTACGTGATCAACCAGCTGGGCCTGCGGGAACTGCTGGATTTCGTCGGTGTGGACTATGGGGGTGGCGGGCCGTGAGTTATGGAAAAATGCGCGACCCGATCACCATCCTCCGCGTCCACCATGAGAAAGACGCGGACGGCATCGCCACGCCCCGCGATGAGGTTCTCGCCCGCGTCCGGGCCTATCATGAGCAGCGCCACGGCAACGTGCGCTGGGCCAACCGCGCGGCATTCTCCGAGGCCACCGCCCTGTTCCGCTTCCGTGTGATCCCCGGCCTGTCCGTGGAGTCCCTATATATAATTGTATGTGGACTAAAGCGCTTCGAGATTTTGTCGGTTGAAGTGCTGGGGAGCCGCTATGTCGAAGTTTTATGTCGGGAGGTGGAGCCCCGTGGCAATGTCCTTTAAAATGCCGGAGGATTTCATGCAAAAAATCTCCGCGCTGGCTGACAAAACGGACGAAATTGTCCCGAAGGTGCTGGAGGCTGGCGGCGAGGTGGTTCTTGAAGCGGTTCGCGGCGGCTTGCACTCGGTTTTGTCCGGCGAATCCACCGGGGAACTGGAAAGCTCGCTGGGGCTGTCCCCGGTGCGGCTGGATCGCAACGGAAATCCAAATGTAAAAGTCGGGTTCGACGAGCCCCGGAGCGACGGCAAGTCGAATGCTATGTTGGCGAATGTCCTTGAGCATGGCAAGCACAACCAGCCGCCGCGCCCCTTCCTCAAGGCCGCCAAAGCCGCCAGCAAAGGCCCAGCGACCGAGGCCATGATCGCAAAACTTGACGAGGAGATCGCGAAGCTATGATTTTATCTGAATTGACCGCCCTCGTCACGGGCTTGGGCCTGCCGGTGGAAACAGGCGTTTTCTCCGGCAAGGCCCCGGAGGAGTATGTTGTCCTCACCCCAATGGTGGAAGAGTTCGCCCTGCACTGCGACAACCGCCCGGAATACGAAACCCAGGAGGTGCGGCTGTCGCTGTTCTGCCGGGGGAATTATTTGGCCCGCAAACGGCAGATCGTCAAGGCCCTGCTGCTGGCGGGGTTCACTATTACGGCCCGCCGCTACAATGGGCGCGAGGACGACACCAAGTATCACGGCGTTTCTATTGACGCATCTAAAATTTACAAATGGGAGGAATAACACGTGGCCACTATTGGGCTCGACAACCTGGTATACGCGAAAATCACCGAGGGGCCTGGCGGCGACGAAACCTACGCGGCCCCGAAAATGCTGGCGAAGGCCATCAAGGCCGACCTTTCTATTGAACTGGCCGAGGCCACGCTTTACGCTGACGACGCCCTGGCCCACGCCATCAAGCACTTCAAGGGCGGCAAGCTGTCCCTCGGCGTGGAGGACATTGGCGTTGAAGCCGCCTCCGACCTGACCGGCGCGACCGTAGACGACAACGGCGTCCTGGTGGCGGCGGGCGAGGACGACGGCTGCCTGGTGGCGGTGGGGTTCCGGGCGCTCAAGCCCGACAATCGCTACCGCTATTTTTGGTGCTACCGCGTGAAATTCGCCGTGCCGTCCACGAATACGCAGACCAAGGGAGACACGATCACGTTCCAAACGCCCACGATTGAGGGCGTTATCATGCGGCGCAACAAGCTCGACGCCAACGGAAAGCACCCCTGGAAGGCCGAGGCTACCGAGGGCGACCCCGGCATTGATGCCGGTTTGCTCGCGTCGTGGTTCACCACCGTGTATGAGCCCGCGTTTACCACCACATAAAAATGAGAGGAGCAGCATCATGGACGACCGCAAAGCATTGATCAAAATGGGGGGCCAGGAATATGAGCTCCTGCTGACCACCCGCGCCACAAAGCAGATCGCCACGCGCTACGGCGGGCTGGAGGAGCTCGGCGACAAGCTCATGAAAACGGAAAATTTTGAGCTCGCGTTGGAGGAATTCTGTTGGCTCCTCATGGTGCTGGCGAACCAGCCCATCATGATCTGGAACCTGTGGAACCCGGACAACAAAAAGCCCCTGCTCACCGAGGAGGCCGTGGAGCTTCTGACCACGCCGCTCGACCTGGCCGAGTACAAAAACGCCATCACCGAGGCGATGGCCAAGGGCACAGCCCGGAACGTGGTGAGCGCCGTGGCGGACGGCAACGGGGGAAACGCAGCGGCCTCGTGACGGATGCCGAGACGTTCACGAGGCTTTATTATTATGGGCGTGTTCAAATGGGCATGGGCGAGAACGAATTCTGGCTCATGCCTATCGGTTTGTTTTTGGATTTGTGGGCCTGCCATAAGCAGTTTTTGGGGCTGGAGAAGGCGGTGCGGGAGCAGACGATTGATGATATTATCGGCGCGGGGATATAGCTTACTCAATCACTTCAATACAGAAAATGCTTATACTAAATGGTATCTGATGAACTTGCCATCATTTCGACCCATGCAGGTTTAAACCCGCAAGAGAGCTGCGTTTTTAGGGAGCGTACATTGGCCCATCTGTTGCCGCCAAACGGAACAATTCCAACATTCAATATTTCCAACGCCAATTTAGCCAATAACGCTTTTGCCACGCCTTTTCCTCGATAATCGGGCAAAACATCAATGCCCATTTGCCACATACTCTCGCAGGACTCTTCGCTTCCCACCAACCCGACTAATTTTTCTTCGTCATATGCGCCTACCGCCGTCCTGTCCAAATGCTTACGCCTACCACTGCCGACCGCGTTACTCCATTCGGATTTACCGTATAATTCCGAATATTCATCTGGATGCAGAATTTTCAATTCATAATCGCATGAACCGGGTTTGATAAGATTGACATCGGGCAAAGAGCGCTGGGCGCAAAAAGTGATTTGTCTGCCGTGTTTTCGGAGTTCATCATTAAGAATAAATATATTTGGCGGCGCGAAGCAATCCTCGATTTTTTTATCTTTGATGTATTCCGAAACAAAATCCGCAATATCGGCATCAACCGAAGCAACTATATTGTTTCCGAATGAAGTGAGCGCACAAAAAAACGGCAATCTTAAATAGGCCCGCGCTTTTGGATTTTCCTTTGAAATAACTACCCTATTTTCGCTTGAATAAAAATCCTCCGGCGCACAGTTAAAATCAATTGCCTGCTGTTGCATCGCGATCCTCATAATTTGTTCATTATCCATTGTGCTTACCCCGCATATTTAAAAGTTTATTAGTCAATTCATTATAGCACAATCATGCATGTTTTTCAAGCGAATTTTCACGAAAGGGGTGGCCCATGTCGGATTTCGGCCTGCGCATCGGCCTCGAAGGCGAGGCTTCGTTTAAGCAAAGCCTGCGTGACATCAATCAAGCCTTCAAAGTCCTGGGCTCCGAGATGCAGCTGGTCACGGCGCAGTTCGATAAAAATGATAAATCCATGCAGGCGGTCACAACCCGCAACGGTGTGCTCAACCGGGAAATTGACCAGCAAAAAGAGAAGATAACCACCCTGCGGGCGGCGTTGGAAAACGCCGCTTCTTCTTTTGGGGAGAACGACCGCCGCACCCAAAACTGGCAGATTCAGCTGAACAAGGCCCAGACCGAATTGATCGGCATGGAGCGCGAGCTCAAGAGCAACAACGATTTGCTGGCGGGATACGCAAAAGAACAGGCGGCGGCGGGTAAAGCCTCCGGCGAGATGGGCGACGGCACCAAGCGCGCCCACGCCAGCTTTGCCGACCTTGGCGAATTGCTGAAAGGCAACGTCACAAAATCGGTCGTCGATGTGAAAGACGGCATCGTTGATACGGCCAGCCGCGTTGTCGAAGGCGCACGGGAGATGGGCGGCTCCATCGTCGATTTCGCGCGGGACACCATCACGGGCGAGAACAATGTCAAGGCCCTGGGCGACGCGCTGCGGGATAAGCTGGAGGCCCGGCTACGGGGCGCGGGCGACGAGATGGAGGACACCGCCGAGGACGCCGAGGACATGGGCGATGAAATCGAGGACGCCGCCAAAGAGGCCGACGACGCGGGCGGCAAATTCGAGAAGTTCGGTGGGGTTCTCAAGGGCATCGGCACGGCGATGGGCGCGGTGGCGCTCGCTGCGGGAGCTGCCGCCGTCAAGCTAGGCAAAGAGGTCGTCGCGGCCTATGCCGACTACGAGCAGTTGGTCGGCGGCGTGGAAACCCTGTTCGGCGAGGCGGCTGATACGGTGCAGGGCTATGCCGCGAACGCCTTCAAGACTGCCGGAATGTCGGCGAACGAGTACATGGAAACGGTCACGGGCTTCTCCGCGAGCCTGATCCAGTCCCTAGGCGGCGATACGGCAAAGGCCGCGCAGGTCGCGGACATGGCGATCACCGACATGGCCGACAACGCCAATAAAATGGGCAGCGATATCTCGTCCATCCAGAGCGCCTACCAAGGCTTCGCCAAACAAAATTACACGATGCTCGACAACCTGAAGCTGGGCTACGGCGGCACGAAAACCGAGATGGAGCGCCTGCTCGCCGACGCCGAAAAGTTCTCCGGCATCAAGTACGACATCTCGTCCTATGCCGACGTCGCTGAGGCGATCCACGTGATCCAGACGGAAATGGGGATCACCGGCACGACCGCCAAAGAAGCGACCGAAACAATCAGCGGCTCCATTGCGGGAATGCAGTCGTCCATCGGCAACCTGATGGCGGGCCTGGGCGACGCCAACGCCGACATTGGCCTGCTGATCGGCAACGTGGTGGAAGCGTTCCAGAATGTCGTAAAAAATATAACGCCTGTGATCGCGAACATTGTCAAGGCCCTGCCGCCTGCTCTCGACGGCATATTGAAAGCGGTCGGCGATCTTTTGCCTGATCTGCTCTCCACGGTGACGGAATTGTTCTCGCAGATGCTGACCACGATTTTGACGCTCCTGCCCGAGCTGATCCCCGCCGCCGTGGAAGCCGTTATGACCATCGTTGGGGCGCTGGTAGAAAATCTGCCATTGCTCATAAGCACGGCGGTGCAGCTTGTAACGGCCCTGGTGCAGGGCATCGCCAAAGCCCTGCCTGACCTGATCCCGGCAGCGGTGGAGGCCGTGACCACCATCGTGCAGGGCCTGATCGACAACCTGCCCCTGCTGCTAGACGCGGCACTGCAATTGGTACTCGGCTTGACCCAGGGCATCCTCGACGCGCTGCCCCAACTGATCGCGGCGCTCCCGGCCATCATCGACGGCATTATCACGTTCGTGCTGGAGGCTATCCCGCAAATCATTGAAGCCGGGATCGCCCTGCTTACCTCCCTGGTGGAGGCCCTGCCGGATATTATTGCGGCTATTGTCGAAGCCCTTCCTATTATAATAGACAGCATTATCTCCGGGTTGCTGGAAAATTTGCCGCTCATCATTGACGCGGGCATAGCGCTGCTCACGGCGATTATAGGGGCGCTGCCGGATATTATCGTTACCATCGTCGAGGCCCTGCCGGAAATCATCAAGGGCATTCTTGGAGGGCTACTCGGTGCGTTGCCCCAGCTGATCGAAGCGGGCTGGCAGCTGCTCATGGGACTGCTGGAGGGTATCTTCAAGGCCGTGCCCGAACTGCTCAAGGGTGTGGGCGAGGTCTGCAAATCCCTCTGGAACTCCGTGCTGGAGTTCTTCGGCATTCGCAGCCCCTCCACCTTGTTCGCCGACATCGGCGGCAACCTAGTGCGCGGCCTCTGGAACGGCATCAGCGACATGACGCAGTGGATCAAAGACAAAATCTTCGGATTCGCACGCGGCATCACGGATTCCATCAAGAGCTTCTTCGGCATCGCTTCCCCATCTAAGCTGTTCCGCGACCAGATCGGCGCGAACCTCGCGTTCGGCCTGGGCGAGGGCTTCGAGGAGGCTATGCATGATGTCACCCGCGATATGCAGGACGCCGTGCCCACCGATTTTGACCACCTGCGGTGGGGCATAGACGCTTCGCTGCATTCTGGCATAGGTAGTGCGGGAGGCGGGAGAGGGTTTTCCCTTACCCTGAACATCGGCACGTTCGTCAACAATTCCGTGCAGGACTTGCGGCAGCTGGCCGACGAGCTATCCACCATCATGGCCGGGGAAATCCGCAGGAAAGGGATTTTAACAACATGAGCTACTTCGAGTTTGCGGGCATGAGCACCGCCGCCATCCCCGGCCTGCTGATTGAGCGCAAGAACATCTATGGCCTGCCGGAGCGCGATGTGGAGAAAATCCATGTGCCCGGCAGGAACGGCGACGTGCTGATTGACTGCGGCACATATCAGAACAGCACGGTGTCCTACGAATGCGCCGTCACAAAGTACGACGCCCTGCGCGACCTGGGCCGCCTGCTTACGGTGGGCCAGCAGGCCGCGTGGGGCTTCGCTCCCTGGCGGGGCTACCAGCTGCTGCGGGACGGCTGGGCCGAGCATGAGCGGCTGGCGGTGTGCTCCATGCAAATTCCCATGGAAGAGATTATCGCCAACCGCCTGTTACGCTTTACCATCGCCTTCAACTGCAAGCCACAGAAATACTACAACCGCGCCGCTGTTATTCAGCGCAGCGGCGCGGGCAGTGTTAATATATCCCGCCCCTTGGGGGCCACCGCCTCCGCGCCCCGGATTGAGGCCATCGGCAGCGGCACGGTAACGCTCAATCTGGAGGGGCAGACGATCACGCTCTCCGGCCTGGTCACGCCGCCCATGAGCGGGGGCGAATACCAGTGGCCCTCTGCCGTGATTGATTCGGAGGCCATGATTGCCTGCCGGTATTTGTCCAACGGCACCCGCGAGGTCATTGACATCGCACAGTGGCCTCAGTTCTGGCAGCTGCTGCATACGGTTTCGGTTACAGGCGGGGTTACGAATATCAAGATTTTTCCGAGGTGGTGGAGTATATAGCTGTTACTCCTGCTGATCCTGCCGCTTCTTGTAGACCCGCCCGACCATTTTTGTTGCGTTCTTTGCTGCGCCATGCAGTATCGCGCCGACGGCATATTTGATCGGCCCCGCTTTGGCGGGATAGGCCCGGTCACGGAAGCCGTCTCGCTGCCAGAAGCGCTTATCGGATTCACTTTCGGCGAACTCGCTCAACGACATGGCGCGGAAGGAGTTGTACACCGCGATGGCCCGCAGGCTCGGCGGCAGTTGCTTTTCAGATTTGACCAAACGGTAAAACCGCTCGGCGGCGCTGTCGAGCTTGGCGGCTTCCTTGGCGCTTGATTGCAGTTCCTTCTCCTTTTCGTTGCTCGTGACAGTCATCGCGCCGTTGACGCCCCATTGCCCCAGCACGGTCTTTAGGTACTTCGCGACGGCCTTTTCCCCCGCGCCCTTCGATGTGGCGACGACCATGCCTTTTTTGCCGAACAGCGCGGGGCGGTGGAACATGTAGGCGAAATGATCCAGCAGGTTTTTCATCGCGGCGTTCAGCGCCCACATGTAGGTCGTGCCGCTGAGGATCACGCCATCACAATCCAGGAGGGCCGACCGCAGGCCGCGAACGGCATCATAATGGGGGCAGAATTCCTCCCCCTTCGCGAAGCAGGTGTGGCAAGAGCGACAGAATGGAAGCTCCAGATCGGCGACGCCGATCTCCGTTATCTCCACATCCGGCTTTGCCGCCAGGCGGTTCGCAACCTCCTTTGTGAGCGCGTAGGTGTTACCCTTGCGCGTGCTGCCGTGAATAACAAGAATTTTCATAGGACGCCTCCCGCATTGTTCTGAGTTCATTATACAGCAAAAAGCCCTGATCGTCAACGGAAAAGTGGTGATATTATGATCCCCAAGCTATACGCCCCTGACGGCGCAACCCTCCTCGCTTGGCTCTCCGACGCCACCGTATGCGAAATTACCGAGGAGCGCAATGGGGCCTATGAGCTCTACATGGAAATCCCCACGGCCTCGGAGCAATACCCGCTGATCGAAAACGACTGCTGGATCAAAGCGAAACCCAGCGAAAACGGCAACGACCAGCTTTTCCGGGTGTACAGCGTGGAGAAATCCATGACGGGCCGGGCGATTGTGCAGGCCGAGCACATCTCCTATCAGCTGGCCGCCTACCCAGTTCAATCCGTGCAGCAGCTGACCCTATCCTGTCAGCAGGCGATGGATGCGGTTCTCGCGGCGGCAAACGAGGCCCTGACCACGCCCCACGGCTTCACCGCATGGACGGACAATACCGCTGTCAGCAATTACGCCGTCAGCGCGGTTTCAGCCCGCGCGGCCTTCGGCGGGGTGCGCGGGAGTATCTTGGATGTCTACGGCGGGGAGTATGAATTTGACAACAAAGTCGTCCGGCTGCACCAGGCGCGGGGAGCCGACCGGGGAGTCAGGATCGAATATGCGAAAAATCTCCGTGCGCTCAAGGCGTCAATCAGCACCGAGGGCACATACACAGGGCTGTACCCCTTCGCCGTGCTGGAGGAGGAGTTGAACATTACCCTGCCGGAAAAGGTACTGCAAGTGCCGCACCCGGCAGGAATGCAGGAGCGCATTTTCCTCAAGGATTTCAGCCAAGAACTGGAGCGGCAGGACATCACGATCCCTGCCTTGCGCAACGTGGCGCAGACTTGGCTCAACGCGAATAACATCGGCCTGCCGAGCATCACGCTGGAGGTGGATTTTGTCAACCTCTGGCAGTCGCCGGAGTATGCCGAGTTCGCCGACCTGGAGCGCGTGGCCCTCTGCGATACGATCACCGTCCGGCATGTGGATTTGGGCGTGGACGTGAGCGCGAAAGTGATCAAGACGGTCTATGATTCTTTGAAAGAGCGCTATAAAACAATCACGGTCGGCTCAGCAAAGAGCAAGATGGGCAGCACCCTCGCGGCGATCAAGGAGGAAATCCGCGTGCTCGGCGTCGAAACCACCACCGCGATTGAGCAGACAGCCAACGCCATCCTGATGGCTGTGGCCTCGCAGTACGCCAGCGGCGACTACCTCGCCACGTTCATCCAGCAACTCAGCGACAGCGTGGATTTCCGCTTTTTCTCAACAAAGCAGGAAATTGACGCGCTGACCGGCGAGCTGACCGGCAACCAGAGCCTGCTGGAGGAGTACATCCGCTTCCAGGGGGCTTTGATTGAGCTTGGCAGGGTGGGCAATGCCTTCACGGCCCAGCTGGACAACGGGCGGCTGGCCTTCCTCGAAAACGGCAGCCCCATCGCCTATGTCAGCAACCAGAAGCTGTGGATCACCGACGCGCAAATCCTGAACCAGCTGCGCATCGGTAAGTGGATGTGGACGTCGCAGTCCAACGACAACCTGATTTTAGCATGGGTAGGGAGCGCGTGACAATTAACAATTGACAATGCACAATGAACAATTAAGGGAGCGTTTTTGATGGCCCTTTATACTACTATTTCCGTTTCGCCCTCGTCACGGGAGATCAACGGCTCGAACGCCTTCACGGTCAGCATCGCGTATTCCAGCACAGCCAGCCGCCTGATCAACACGAAAGTCACCGTCGCCGGGCAGACTTACAGCATCGGCACCGTCACCACGAGCTCCTTCACCTGGACGCCGCCGCTGGGCCTTCTGAACGCCATGCCCTCGCTCAGTTCTGCCACCGTCACGATCACGGGCACCCCAGCGAACAGCAACAATTTCAGCCTGGTCGGGGAGATCAGCACCTATTGTACCGTGACCGTCCCGGCGAGCTACGTGCCCACCGCGCCCACCGGCGTATCGCTCACCCGCGTGGACAATGGCGTTCCCTCTGGCTGGGGCGTCTACGTGCAGAACAAAAGCAGGATGAACGTGTCCTGGAGCGCGGCATCCGGCACGGGCGGCGCGACAATCAGCCAATATCGCATCTATACCGACACCAACTCCGGCTATTACACCACCATGGGCACGTCATATTCCAATCTCGGCCCCTTCGCGGCAGGGGCCAAAACGGTGACAGTCGTCGCCGTGGACAGCCGGGGGCGTACCGCCTCATCTTCCGGCGTCGCATATACAGTTGAGCCATACTCTGTGCCGGGGGTGTCCGCGCAAAAGGTGGATCGCACCACCAGCGCCGGGGTGGTGGATAACTTGGGAACATACATGAAGGCAACGCTCACATACGCCTTTGCCTCTGTCGGCGGCAAAAACAGCGCGACCGCGACTTTTGCGTACAAGACCACCTCCAGCGGCTCGTACTCCGCTGAGACGGCCATCGCGCAATCCACCCCCGTGATCTTCGGCGGCTCTTTTTCCTCGCTGACCGCCTACCATGTGCGCTTCACCGTCACGGACGCGCTGGGCAGCGTCACCACCTATGTCGCCACCGTGGAGAGCTTGAAAATAGCCCTCGAATTCGAGAGCAACAGCAACCGGCTGTGGGTGCATTGCCCGTTGACGGCAAACCAGGATATGACCTTCAACAGCCTCGTCACATCCGGGGGCAACAGCCATTTGATGCTGAATGGCCTGTCGTATATCTCCCTGCGCACCGGGGGGACGGAGCGCGGGTATTTCCACAGCGGCGGGTTTCAGGTGGTGGGCGCACTGGCGACGACCGGGGCCGTTTCCGGCAACAGCCTGGCCATCACCAACGGAATTACGTGCAATAACCTGGAAGCCTACAATACGATCACGTGCCAAAGCCTGACCGCCTACAGCCTGATTTCTTCCGGCTCCAGCAGCCACTTGTATTTACGCGGCGCGTCATATATATCCCTTCAAACCGGCACGACCGAGCGCGGGTATTTTCACAGCGGCGGCCTTGTTGTTCATGGCTGGATCGACTGCGCCAACCTCAGCGTGACCAACCCGCCATGGCCGACCTCCTCCGCGCTGCCAGCGAACCCATCCTTTTCAACCGTTTCCTGCTCCAGCGACGGCAACGCCTATCAAATCAACGGCTATTCCATGCTCGACCTGGGCTACAACGCGCAAAGATACAGCGCCCGCGTCAATTATGGCCTGCGTTCCTATTATGCCTGTACTTTATATGCCGCTGACTATTGCCAGTTTTATATCGGCAACACGGAACGCGCCTATGTGAGCAGCAGCGGCATCAACAATAGTTCCATCGCGGAGCAAAAAGAGGATATACAGAGCGCGGGCAGCGCTCTTGCAATTGTGCAGAATGCCCGGCTGTACAAGTTCCGCTATACTGTGCCGCCGATTGAGCGCCGGGAAAATCCCGTCCCGGCCCCGCAAGCCATGGAGGATGGCGATGTTGCGCTTTCCCCCGCCGTCCCCGCACCGCCCGGCGAGCCTGCCCTTTCGCCGGAACGCTTAGGCTTCGTGATCGGCGAAGGATACGACCCGCCGCCCGAATGCGTCCTGGCCGAGGATGGCCGGGGTGTCAACCTATATGCAATGGCCTCCGTCTGCTGGCGGGGGCTGCAAGAATTGGCGGCGAAAGTCGCCGCTTTGGAAAAGAGGTGATACCGTGGAAGAACGCATTAAATCCGAACTGGCAAAACTTGCCCAGCAAAAAGAGCAGGCCCTGGCCCAGCTGAACGCCATCTTGGGTGCGGAACAGGCCCTGCAACAATTGTTGGAGCCCGAAAAGAAGGAGGCGACCGAGTGAAAACCATCAACCTAAAAATGCGCGACAGCCCAAACTATTTTCAGCACGGCGGGCAGCGCGGCGATCACCGCATGGTAAAGCTGGTCATCCCCCTCCCGAAGGAGCGCCTGCCAGAGATTGCCTCCTGCATGGCGCTTTTTTCCTGCGACGATGAGCTTGTCTTATCCCCTATCATCCTGCCGGGCGATTCCGGCGACTGCTACATCGCGGACGGCAAGGCCCACATCGCGCTCTGGCAGCGGCTGACGCAGTGCTGGGTGCTGCGGGTGCAAGTCGAGTGCTACGGGGACGCCGAGGGTACCCTGTTCATCGACCGCACGGCGATTTCGGAGCCGGTCGTATTCGCGAAATCCCTCGCGGACGGCGTGCGCACGGACTACCTGCCCGAGCCGAAGGCCCTCACGGACTTACTCGAATCCATGCACCGCCACGGCAACATGACGATCCTGGAGGAACTTGGCGACGCGGCTGGCGACCTGACCTACCACGGCGAGGCTCTGGTCACGGAGCCCCTGACCAATACAGAAATAAACGATTTGATTAACCAGGCCATCGCGGCCCTGGGCTAACAGAAAGGTGGATTTTACTATGGCAAAGCGCTTGGATGACAATGGGCTGCTCTATCTTTTGAGCAAGCTCCTGCTCATGTTCGTGCGGCAGGAGCCGGGCAAGGGCCTGAGCGAAAACGACCTCACGGACGACCTCAAGCAGATGATCCTGAACCAGTTCGACGGCACATGGGCCAGCTTATCCGGCAAGCCCACCGCTGTCAGCGTGTGGACGAACGACGCGGCCTATCAGACGGCCCTCCAGGTATCCTCGTCTATTTCGGCGGCCCTGGCCGCCAGCGGCTTCCAGACCGCCGCACAGGTGGAGGCCCTGATTGACGCGGCTCTATCTACCTTGGACACGGACATCTTCGTGGTGGTTGATCCTCTGCCCTCCGCGTCCTCCGCGAACCCTAACAAGATATATCTCGCCCCCGCGCCGGGCGGTTCGGGCGATAATGTCCTTGAGGAATGGGTGGCCGTGGGCGGCGCGTGGGAGCGTTTCGGCTCGGTGGATATTTCCCTGGACGGCTATTTCAACGAGAGCAACCTTGTGCCCATCACCAACAGCGAGATTGACAGCATGATCGCGTCGCTGGCCTAGGAAGGAGGGAGGTGCGCAGTGAATTGCTGTGTGAATCGCAATTCACACTGTGAACATAGCGTTCACACTCATTCACATGATCGCGCTTCGCACGCTTATGGCAAAATTTTTGAATGATACCGGGCTGCAACATGCCCTCGCCGGGCTGTGGACGCGGGTGAACCAGGCGCTCGGCGCTATCAGCCTGACCCCCGGCCCTCCGGGAGCGAAGGGTGACAAAGGCGATCCCGGCAATACCGGGGCAACCGGGGCAACCGGCGCTCAGGGAGCACAGGGGAATCCCGGCGCAACTGGTGCGAAGGGTGACAAGGGCGACACTGGCAACACTGGCGCGACCGGCGCTGCCGGGGCGAAAGGCGTGTCTTTCTACGGCTGGAGCACCGCCGCGAATCTCACGAATATTTCCTCCATCACCGGCATGGTGATCGGCGATTATGTCGTGAACAACACCACCGCCACGCGCACGATGCTTGGCGTTTCTACTGCTATCGGCGGGGTGGTGCGCTCCACTTCGGCCACGGTGGGCACGGCGGCGGGGAACATCATGGGTTATACTCCGCCCACCACCGGCCCCCTCGCTAATATGACGCTGACCGATGCCATCGCGTATATCAACCAGCTTTTGAACGGCCAGCATAAGGACATCACCCTGGATGTCAATGTGATTAAAGTGCCGTTGAGTTAGGAGGATTTTTGTGGCATACATCGGACAACAAAACACGGCGGACACCCGCCTGTACGAGGCCGTGGAATATGGGCTGTACAGCGATCCGCGCAGTAAATCCCCGCTGGCGACCACGAATGGTGCCCTGCTGGTCAATGGCGGCACAACGATGCTGCCCATGATCAACTTTAACTTCGCGCTGATCGCCCCGACCTCCGGCTATTTTTACAGCGGCGAAACCGTGACCACCGGCTTTTACGTCGGCGGGACGCAGATCAAGCTGTGCAAGCCCGGCTGCCGACCGCGCACGCAAAAAGTCAACGGAAACTATCCGTGGAAAAGCGGTGCGGCGGGCACCGCCTATATTAACCGCTTCACGGACGGCGAAGTGTGGATTTCCGGCACTCCCAACAGCCGCAGCGGTTCGCAGCTGAGCTACAAGCTCAACCAGGCTGTCAGCCTCCCGCGCGGCATCCGCTATCTCATTGTTCAGGTGGTCGGCGGCGGGGGCGGCGGCAGTTACCGGGGACTTGGGGCCTCCACCAGCGGCTGCGGCGGCAGCAGCGCCATCGGCGTGTGCATGATCAAATTGCCGGAGAACGGCTACGCCACAATCACGGTCGGAGGTGCGGGCGCGGGCAGCGACGCCATGATGGGCGACGGCTATCCGGGCGGCGATTCCAAGATCACCTGCGGCAGCTTCTATTTCACAGCCGGGGGCGGCAAGCCGGGAACCTACGGCACTTTCGGCGGCGGGGGCGGTGCTGGAGGCACGGTTTCCACCAGCGGCGACAACGCGGACGGGCGGATCATCGTGCAGGGCAACGGCAACGCCGGTTCTCAGGGTTCGCCCGGCATCGGCGTTTCCAGAAGCTACACGGATTGGGCACCCGAAGGCGGCACGTCGAATTGGGTGAGCGCGGCGGGCGGCGCGGGAGCGACAAGCGCATATGGCAGCGGCAGCCCCGGCGTGATCGGGGATATTATTATGTCCTATTAATAATGAAAAGGTGTGTGAAAGAGATGAAATTGTATCAGCTGATATTAACAAAAAATGAGTGCTATAAATCCGGCAAGCCCCTCGTGCCCAAGGGCATCATGGTGCATAGCACCGGGGCCAACAACCCCAACCTGAAGCGCTACGTCGGCCCGGACGATGGGCGGCTCGGCAAGAACCAGTACAACAACCATTGGAACCAGCCCCGCCCCGAAGGCAAACAAATATGCTGCCATGCTTTTATTGGCAAGCTGGCCGATGGGAGCGTGGCGACCTACCAGACCCTGCCCTGGACGATGCGCGGCTGGCACGGCGCGAAGGGGCCGAAGGGCTCCGTCAACGACATGCATATCGGTTTTGAGGTGTGCGAGGACGATTTGAAAAGCAAAGCCTACTTCGAGGCGGTCTACCGGGAGGCCGTGGAGCTTTGCGCGTTCCTCTGCAAGAAATACGGCTTGGGCGCGGACACCGTGCTCGACCACGCCGAGGGCTACAAGCGGGGCATCGCCAGCAACCACGGCGACATCACCCACTGGCTTAAGCGCTACGGCCTGTCCATGGACGATTTCCGCGCGGCGGTGAAAAAGGCCATGACAGGCAAGGACGCGCCCGCGCCACCGAAGCAAGCACCGGAGCCGAAGATGACAGCGGAGCAGAAGGCATTCATCGACCGCGTGGGCAAAGCGGCGCAGGACGACAGCACTATCCTACCCAGCCTTACCCTTGCACAGGCAATTTTGGAATCCGGCTGGGGCAAATCCGAATTGGCCCAAAAGGCGAATGCGCTATTCGGCATCAAGGCGGACTCGGCCTGGAAAGGCCCGCGCTACGAAAAAAAGACCACCGAGCACATCGACGGCAAGCAGGTGGAGATCACCGCCGCCTTTCGTGCCTACGGCTCCTGGGAGGAATCTATCGCGGATCACGCCGCGCTGTTGCGGGGTTCCCGCTACAAGGCCGTGCAGGGCGAACGCGACTACAAAAAAGCCTGCCGCGCTGTTCATGCGGCGGGGTATGCCACTGCCCCGGACTACGCCGACAAGCTGATCAAGCTCGTTGAGCAATACGGCCTGACGGCCTGGGACGGTGCCCCCGGCGTGATCACGCACACGATTGTGAAGGGCGACACCCTGTGGAGCCTCGCTGTCCGTTACTTGGGCAACGGGCAAAAATGGCCCGAAATCCAAAAGCTCAACGGCGGCATTGATCCGCTCAAGTTACCCATCGGCAAAATTCTAAAGATACCGGGAGGAAAATCAAAATGACCGAGATCATCATTGCCGTTTGCACGGCCCTGGCGACGGCGGCCACCGCGTGGGTGGCAGTGCACAAGGCCAATCAATTGACGGCCTTCCGAATTGAGCGGCTGGAAAAAAAGGTGGATCAGCACAACAACTTCGACCGCCGCGTCGCCGTCCTGGAGGAGGCCATCAAGCACCTGGGGGGTGGCAAAAAATGACCCTCAACATCATAATGGCAGCAGTCACCGGGGCGGCGCTTTCCGCTCTGGTGGCTGTTTTCCTGTCTAACAGATGCAAGTCGAAAAAGAAGAAAAAGAAGGCAGCCCCGCTGGAATTTTCTAAAAAAATATTTCTGGGACTGTCCGTTCTCGTGGGTGGCCTTGCTGTTTTTACCTGTATCATGGTCTGGCGCACCGAGGATGTGAGCATTACGCAGGCCCTGATTGACAACGCCTTTGATTTACTCAAGGTCGGCGTGGTTAGCTATTTCGGCAAGGCCGCGCTGGAGAACCGTATTAAGCTGGCCCACTTTTATCCCAAGCTGAAGGACTACATTATGAATGATCGGAGCGGTGATCTATGACCGAGACCCAGGCACAGACCATTCTCGAACTGCGCCGGCGGGGGCAGACCTATGCCGACATCGCCGTACACATCGGCGGCTCGGCCAACACCGTGAAGTCTTACTGCCTGCGCAACGACCAGGTCCTGCGGGCCTTGGCCGCGAAAGAAATCTGCAAGCACTGCGGGGCGCCCTTGGCCCAGCGGCCCCAGGCAAAGCGGAGGTCCTTCTGCTGTGACCGCTGCCGACTCGCCTGGTGGGGCGCCCACCGCGACTTGATCAACAGGAAGGCGATCTATAGGTTTACCTGCCTGCACTGCGGGTGCAACTTCAAAGCCTACGGAAACAACCGCCGTAAATACTGTTCCAAAGCCTGCGCCTATGAGGCGAGAAGGGAGGCCCATTGCAATGACACATGAACAATTTGCCCGTGAGCGTGATTTCGGCGCCGCGGCTGCCCTGGCCGAAGAAATGGCGGCGCGCGGGTTCGTAACCCCCGAAGAGCACGCCAAAATGAATGCACGATTCCACCAAATTTGGAAACCACCCATCGGGAGGATTCTACGTTTTATGAGCGAAGAATGACTTGACTGTTGCGAGCGGCTATGGCAATATGGGAGTACGAAAGGAGGCTGAAAGCCTTGCATATCAAGAGAATCGAAGCCTGTATGCCACCGCAGAGGAGGAAGAACGCCGTCGCTTACACCCGCGTCTCTGACGGCAAAGACGCCATGCTGCACAGCCTGTCTGCCCAAGTGTCCTACTACAGCGCGCTCATCCAACGCAACCCGGAATGGAACTACTGCGGGGTGTACAGCGACGAGGACTACACCGGGACTAAGGCCGAACGCCCGGAGTTCCAGCGCCTGCTGGAGGACTGCCGGGCCGGAAAAATCGACATCGTGCTGACGAAAAGCATCTCACGCCTGGCACGGAACACCGTCACGCTGCTGGCCACCCTGCGGGAGCTCACCGCCCTGGGGGTGGCCGTTTTCTTTGAAAAAGAGGGCCTATGGTCCAACGGCGGGGACGGGGAATTGCTGCTCTCCATCCTCGCTTCTTATGCACAGGAGGAGAGCAGGAGCGTTTCGGAGAATTGCCGCTGGCGCATCCGCAGGGATTTCGAAGCGGGCAAGCCCACGCACAGCCGAGCATATGGTTATTTACAGGAGGGCGACACCTTTGCCATTATACCAGACGAGGCCGCCGTGGTCAAACAGATTTTTTCCGACTACCTCGGTGGCATGGGTATCCTGGCCATCCAGAAGAAGCTGCTGGCACAGGGTATCACCTTCAGCAAGAACGGGCTGGCGGGGATGATCCGAAACGAAAAATACGCCGGCGATCTGCTTCTCCAAAAGAGCTTCACGCAGGATCACCTTTCCAAACGCAAGGTCAAAAACATCGGCCAGTTACCGCAGTACCTGGTGCGGGACAACCACCCCGCCATCATCGACCGGGTTATCTTCGACGCGGTGCAGGCCGAGATCGCCCGGCGCGCGGCAAAACAGCATCCGGCCCCGCACCCGAAGGGCAATTACGAATTGACAGGAAAAATCCGCTGCGGCATTTGCGGCGCGCCCTTCGGGCACAAGATCGCGGGCTCCGCGCCCAAATACAAAAAGCCGGTCTGGATTTGCCGCACCTACAACACGCTGGGCAAGGCCCACTGCCCCTCGCAGCAGATCCCCGATGATATTTTGCGGGCGAAGGTTGAGGAGGCTGGGGGCATGAAAGACATCGAAGAAATCATTGTGCCGGGGCCGTTTTCGCTTTCCTTTATATACAAAGGGAACAGGCGGGTGGATTTGACCTGGGCGCATCCCTCACGGCGGGACAGTTGGACCCCTGAGATGAAAGACGAAGCAAGGAGGCGCAATCTGAAATGACAACCGAGAAAACCGTAACAAAGATTCAGCCGACCATCACGCCCATCGCGCAGCCGCTGAAGAAAAAGCAGAAGCGCAACACGGCGGGGTATGGGCGGGTCAGCACTGACCTGTCGGAGCAGGAGTCCTCGTTCGAGGCCCAGGTCGAATACTACACACGGATCATCCAGGCGAACCCGGAGTGGCACTTTTGCGGCGTGTACGCCGACGAGGGAATCTCCGGGACCTCTACCAAGGGCCGGGAGCAGTTCAACCGCATGATACAGGACGCCCTGGACGGGAAGATTCAGTTGATCATTACGAAATCCGTCTCTCGTTTTGCGAGAAATACGGTCGACAGCCTGCAAACGATCCGCAAATTGAAGGATGTCGGCTGCGAGGTCTATTTTGAGAAAGAGCAGATCTGGACCTTCGACGGCAAGGGCGAATTGTTGTTGACTATCATGGCCTCGCTCGCACAGGAAGAATCACGCTCGATAAGTGAAAATGTCACCTGGGGCAAACGGCGCGCCTTCGAGGCCGGGAAATTCAGCCTGCCCTACAAGCGTTTCCTGGGCTACGAAAAGGGGCCGGACGGCAGGCCGCAGATCGTGGAGAGCGAGGCCGCCGTGGTGCGGACGATCTACACCCTGTTCCTACAGGGCAAGACCGTGAACTACATCGCCCGGCACCTGACCGCTCAGGGCATCCCCACGCCCGGCGGGAAAGTGAAGTGGTCCGTCAGCACCATCCAGAGCATCCTGCGCTCGGAGAAATACAAGGGCGAGGCCATCCTCCAGAAGGCGTTCACCGTGGACTTCCTCGAAAAAAAGCGCAAGAAAAATGAAGGAGAAATTCCCTCATTCCACGTGGAGAATAGCCATCCGGCCATTGTTACGCTGGAGGAGTTCGACCTGGTACAGGCCGAGTTGGAGCGCCGCCAGCGGATCGCGGGGCCGCAGCAGAGCGGCCTTTCGCCCTACTCCAGCAGGCTGGTCTGCGAATCCTGCGGGGCTTTCTTCGGCCCGAAAACGTGGCACAGCACTTCGCCCTACCGCCGCGTCATTTGGCAGTGCAACCGCAAGTATACCGGGGATACCGTCTGCCAGACCCGCCATGTCAAAGAGGATGAAATCCAGCGGGCCTTTACGCAAGCCTTCAACAGCCTGATTTCCGACCGCGCCGCCGCGTATGCCCGGCACCGGGCAGCCGTGGATGAGTTCACCGACACCTCCGCCCTGGATCACAAAATCGCGAAGTACATAGAGGAATGCGATGTCGTTGCCGGGTTGATCCGCAAGGCCGTGGACGAGAACGCCAGCGCCGCCGTCGACCCCGACGAGTACGATGAGCGTTACAACGCTCTGGTCGCCCGTTTTCAGGCCCTTGAGGAAAAGCGCAACGGCGCCCAGCGGGAGAAACGCTCGCGGGAGTTGCGGCGGGTGCAGGCGGCAGCATTCTTCGCGGAGGTCGAGGCCCGCGAGGGCTTACTGGCCGGGTTCGACGAACAGCTGTGGAATTGCACCGTGCAGAGTGTTACGGTGCTGGTCGGCGGGGGCTTCCGGGTGCGGTTCAAGGATCAGATTGAGATTGAGGTGACCGGCAAGTAG